CAGTTTACGAAGAACTGAACGTGCAATGGTTTAGGTATGTGGGGGGCGAGATAAAGACTACCCGCCCCTTTTGCGAACACAGGGAGGGTGAGTTTTACCACCGTAAAGAGATTGAGGCATGGGGCAACGGTAAGAACTCAGGCGGGTTGAATGATATCAAAGACGGCACATGGGCAGGGCAGATTGAAGGCACGGATTCAAAAAGTATCTTCTCAAATCTTGGAGGCTGGAATTGCAGGCACTCACTCGTTCCTTACCCACAAAGGCGCGTTCCTGCCAATGTTGTTGAAAGAGCAAGGCAAGAAGGGTATATTGATTGAATTTAATTTATATATCTTTGTCCTATGAAAACAATTCTCACATCACTAATTATGTTCATTGCGCTTTCGGGTAAGGCGCAGGTGGGCAACGTCCTTTTAGGCGCAGGAATCACAACATTCAGCGGTTCACTTATCTACTATGCAGTAGGTGAGCCAAAAATCCCTACACAATGGGTTCAAAGCACAGCGACAAAGTACCAGAACGACCTTACACGCTACAAAAACGTGCGCACGGTTTCTTTGGTAGGTTCTTCTGCCTTACTTCTTAGTTCTCTATTTGTTAAGTCTTGGGAGGTAAAGCGCACCGAGAAAGCATCAGTACACATCGCACCAAACCAAGTAGCGTTAACATGGCGGTTTTAAGGTATGACGTGGTTATGCCTAACGGTCGCACACGTAACGTTACTGAACAGGTTAAGAACTACCTTGTTAGACAAGGTGGCAGAGTTTTACAAGTCGAAAATCAATTAATCACTAATAATACAGAAACACATGTGGACACCAAAACCGGAGGAACAAGCGGAGCTGCTCAAGTTCCTAAACCTCGAAGAAGCAGAAAGCCTCGAACAAGCAAAGGAGAAAATTCAAAGTAACTACATCGCAGCATCCGAACACACCTCAAAGATTGGAAAGATTACTGGCAGCGTTACCAACGTGGCACGTAAAGCATTTGAAGCATTTGGAGTGACGCTTTCTGATGAGGACGTAAAAGACAAGAAAGTTGAGGACGTTATTCGTTCCGCTTCCGAAAAGGCAAAGGAAAGCTATGAGGCAAAGATTAAAGAACTTGAAGCCCGTGCATCCGGCACGCCTAATGATGACATTGTAAAGGAGTGGGAAGGTAAGTATGGCAAGCTTGAAAAGCAGCTTAACCAAGAACGTAAGGCACGCGAAGAAGCAGCGGCAGCACTGGAAGCTACAAAGGCAGAGTATGAACAAAAGCGAAAAGGCGATACAATCACTTCCATTTTCGAGGAGAACTTGAAAAAGGTTAAGATTGACCCGACCGCTTCACCCGTTGCGCTTAAAGGTTTCAAAGCGCACATTTCTGAAAAGTACCTTATTGACCTTGAAAAGGATGCGCCGATTGTTAAAGACAAGGCATCTGGGGAGCTTATTAAGAATGAGAAGAAGCTTGGCACATTTATGAGCCTTGAAGAAGTACTTTTAAAAGAGGCTACTGAGCTTGGACTTATTCAGAAATCACCGGGAGCCGGGAAGCCATCCGGACGGGCGGGAGTGCCACAGGGTGGGCAAGCGCCTGCCAACGACCCAAATAATAAATTAAAAAAGCTGAACCCTCGTTTTTATTCTGTATAATTGCACGGGAGTTTATTCATTTAGTTTGGTTACGACCCTGCCACGTGTTGGTGGGGTTTTTTTATTTAGGTCTATAATCTGTAAAATCCTTATCTGATTTTATTTGATTACAACATTTGCAAAGGACCTGCAAATTTTCAAATACTAAAGAAAGTTCAGGAAACTTGGACCGAGGTTTAATATGGTCCACATGTAATTCTGTGTTTTTTATTCCGCACTTCATACACTTGCGCCCGTAATGGTTAAGAACCTTTGTTTTTAGTTCGATCCAATCCTTAGAAAGTAGAAAAGGTGAATAAAATTGCTCAACCTTAAAACAAGAAGCATCTATGCGTGCAATTTCTCCTTTAGGATTTTTATCATAAAGCCATTTTTTAAAATCATTGTTTGATAGATTTTCTTTATTAAAATGCTTCTTTGTTAATTGCAATAAAATTGATTTATCCTTAACGTTAGGAAAGTTCTTTGTATAAAAACTATCCAAGTATTTATTTATCTCTTTATTGCGTTCTGGCAAGATCTTACTTGCAATTTCATCAATCCTTTTGTCAAGTACCTTTTCAAAATACTTTTGTGACTTATTGTAAAATTTACCCATAGTATTATTAATAGCTTATTGGTGAATCCTGAGAAACTGCAAAGCATGATAAATCCTTTATGGTTTTTACCATTTTCGCTTAACAGTTTCAATCGAAATAGCTTCCCGGAGCCATCCTTCGAATACCGCAATTGAACTCATCACCGTGTGGTTCAACTTGGAATCTATTTTACGAGCCTTTCGGCAGCCCGGTTATCCATAAGGCTCATTCCTTTGCATCACCTTTGCGCTTTGAATAACATCCCCTTGTAGCGCTTTTTACGTTTGCACAAGCGTTAATTTTTCCGCCTACAAACAACATAAAAAAACAAAACCCCCTGTTTGTTTGCAGACAGACAGAGGGGGTAATGTTCTTTATGAAAAAGTCTTTATATCTGTCTGCGCTTCAAAAATAGCAAATAAATTTTACATGCAACAAAAAAATAAATAATTCGTACATTTGCCCTGCACAATGACAGTAGGTGTACACTAACCTTTAAGGTGTAATGTAGGCACAACCTGAAAGCCTTTTTAACAGTAGGGAAAAACTTACACATTACACAAAATGTCAACTTCACGAATTTTATCTGAATGTCCAAACATTCAAGCGCCACTTGGCGAACTATTCCTTGAGGTGGGGCAGCGCGAGCAGCTTCCATTCCTTGAGTACATCCTTTCACCTGAGAACGCTTCCATGATTACCATGCAAGTATCACCGGGCAGAGGAAAACTACGCACCGTTGAGGCACGCTGGATTCAGCGCCTGCCAGAAACTGAGGTGGAAGAAGGCGGCGACCCTCTTTCATGCACTGCTACATCTATATATGGTGACAGCACACAAACCTACACACTGGAAACAACTGACAACTACATTTGGAGCCAGTTAATCAGCGCGGATGAAATCGCACGCCACTGTCAAGAAAATTCACGGTACATCCTTGAATCAGTAATGCGCGGCATGGACACCATCGAGCGTAAGGTTGCCACTGCCGCTGCAACTCAAACTGCTGCACAAATTGGTAAGTGGGGTACTGAGGTGGAAGGATTTTACACTGTAACAAGTGACAACCTTATCCTTCCAACGCTAACCACTGGTGACGGTCTTGCCGAACTTTCATTCTATGATGTTCAGCAGGCTGCACGTATGGCAAACTATCCCGGTCCAGTTGTTGGGTTCGGTGGTGCTGCTTTCGAGCGTTACGCACGTACCATTCAGGCGGGCTGTTGCACGCAGAACGGTATGGACTTGTCAGAGGTTGCCCGTCAGTTCGGCTTCTCTTTCGCTTACGATCAGCGCCTTGCTTCCGCTTTAGGTGGACAGGACTATAACATCGTAACGACTAACGGAGCTGTTCAGTGGTTAAGCTTTAACTTTGCTAATTGGAGCGAAGGAACGCCTTTCCAAATCGGTACTAACTACGCTAAGACTTTGGTGTTTTCTCCGGCAGGTGTGCCTATTGACTTGACTATGAAAGATGACTGTGGTAATTTATCAATCACAATGGTAGCCATTGGTAAGATTGTTACTTTGCCAAATGACATTTACGAGGCAAGCGATAAGTACGCAGGTGTTAACTACGTAAACGGTTTGCGCGTTGTAAACCCGTAACGAGCAACACGAATCTACTTCTGGAAAATGGAGATGATTTGTTGTTGCAAAATGGTGATTTATTGATTCTTTAAAAAAATGCCTCGGTTATGTCGGGGCATTTTTCTTACTTTTACAAAAACATTTTACGATGTGCGAATCTAAACTTGTTGGCTTAAAAGGGTGTAGTGCTGATGTGCCGGTTACGAACCTGTACATTGACCAGTTGGGCATTACTGAAGGCTTCCTTTCAAACCTCATCACAAGCCAGTACGACACCCCTAAAGAACTTTTCGACGATAAGTTAGGCTTGGCATGGCAGAAGATTAAGACGCAGTTCTTAGCAAGCCTGACAGAGTTTATCGCAGGCGATACGGTGATTGATAACAGGAAGGTGGGGCAAATTGCTAAAGATTACACATTGCAGAACCCTGCGCTTACAGGGGGAAAGTACGGAGGTATAAGGCTAATTATTCAGCCGCAAACAACTTCATTCCTGAAGGTAATTATTTCGAATATTCTGCTTCACATCGAAGCTACAAATACAAACGTTCCTGTGCTTTTGTTTGACTTGCAAACAGGTAAGTTGATTGACACCATTACATACAGCACAGGAGGAGTTGAACAATACATTTCACAGGCTTTTAAGTCCGGGCGTTCAAAGGTTGACATTGCACTAGTTTACCAGGTAACAATGGCTCAAACTAAAACGCTTCCTAAATATGGTTCCTGCACTGATTGTTCAGGGCGAGTTAAGGACGTGGCAATTTGCCCGTTTGTCAATGCAATAGGTGTTGAGTTTAACTATTCAGCAGGTGTTATCAGCAACATTGCCAACAAGGGCAACACTTACGGCATGAGTATAAACTATGCTGTTGAGTGCGACCGGGATGCTTACTTGTGTTCTGTTGGCGCTACAATGAGCCTAGCGCTGCTTTACGCCACCGCTGTTGAGATTTACGACTATGCGCTGACAGTTAGCCCCAATGAACGGGTGAACACCACTGTGAGCCTTAATACAGAGCAACTGGCGCAGGCACGTGATATTTATGCAGCAAAGTACAACGATGAAATGAATATCACGTTAAAGTCTTTCAGAGTGCCAAGTGATAGGCACTGCTTTAACTGCCGACCTAACCAACGCTACGTAACTGTACTACCATAATGGCAACGATAACGGCAGGTGAATTAGGTCCAAAGCTATTGTCATTAATTGACCAATGGAAAAGTGATTTTGAACCGTTGGCAGAAGCCGTGAATTTGATTCGTAGCGAAATGACTGCCCGTATTTTTGGAACCGGAAGTAGTGGAGGCAAAAATGCAGCAGGTAATAAATTGCCTACAAAGCCTTACGACACACAGCCGATTTACGTTGATGTTAGGTCATTGCCAAATACACCAAGCAGCTTTCAGGTAGGTAAGCGAGGCAAGAAGATTAAGTCTGCCTATTTCCCACAAGGTTACGCTCAATTAAAACAAGTAGTTGATAGACCACCTTTAGAACTTCAGGGTTCGCTTCAAAGCTCATTTGCAAACTCACCAATTTTAGGGTCAGGCGCAAACGCTCAAATAACAGTTGATGATTCAGAGGCAGGCAAGGTAGCCGGGCTACAAAAACGATACGGTGTAATTTTCGATTTAACGGCAGAGGAAGAACAGCTATTTGGAGAGGAACTTTCAATCTTGATAGTGGAAGCAATTAACAAACAACTTAATTCGTGATGGATTTACTGGCGTACATTATTGATTACATGAACAACAAGGTAAGCACAGCATCCAATGTGTTTACCAAAATGTACGGCTTATGCGATTACGTGC